ATGTACACTCCCTCTCTTCGAGTGAAGAACAACGGCGTACCGATTTTGAGCAAAGCCGAGATCGATGCCATTGGAGAGCGGTTCGTAAAGGATTTTCAGCCGGAGGTCCTTACAAATCCTTCGCCCGTGGACATTGAAGGCTTTATCGAATTCTATCTCGGAATGACGCCGGATTATCAATATCTGTCCCACAATGGCGTGTACCTTGGGATGACTGTTTTTAACGACACCAATAAGGTGCCGGTTTTTGACCCTGCCACAAATCGGGCGGAGTATATCAGCGCCAAGGCCCGTACCGTCATCATCGACAACCGCCTTCTGGATGAGAGCCAACGACATCGTTACCGCTTCACACTCGGACATGAGGGTGGGCATGACATCTTCCATTCCGGCTATTTCACGTATAACCCCGACCAGGTATCCATTTTTGACGATGAGCTCATTGCCCCCATGATACAATGCCGAGTCGACAATGGCATGACAAATAAATCGGACACTCGCAAATGGGACGACCATGACTGGATGGAGTGGCAGGCAAACCACCTGTCCGCTGCCGTTCTGATGCCGAAGTGTTCGGTGGATCTCGTGGTGCGGCCTTTCAGGGACAAGCTCAAGAACCCTGTATCTCGTGCCCTTTTGGTGGCAAATCTGTCCAACTGCTTTGATGTTTCCATCCAGGCGGCGACAAACAGGCTCAAAGACCTCGGTTACATCAAAACCAACGATACGACCGATTATTCCTACGCTTCTGCCATCATGGATTTTGCAGGCGTGGTCGGTTCTTGAGCGTCCATATCGAAAACTACAGCGGGTTTTACCGCCCGCTGTGTTTTTTTACAGCAAGCGTTAGCAAGTTTGCTAACAAGGTAACATTAAGGAGGTGGTGCCTATGAGTACAGCAAGAAAGGAGGACCCCGATGGTAGCGTACCGAGATTGTAAAGGACATCTCGTCTGCATGGCGGATGCCCAGACAGGGATCGTTGAGATCCAGCACAAAGACCGTGCGGTAAGAATGACCGTGCCTGTGGGCGACAGCTTCACAGTAACACTGCGAGATACCGAAACGGTTATGACGCGAATCAGCACAAGGGCTTTTCATGTAAAAAGCCATCCCCGTGCTGCGTAAGCACAAAAGAGAATAACAAGTCCGCAGAGCTGCAAGACGGCCAGGATTTAGCCTCCCCTATATGGGGCGCGCTATGTCCCGGCCGTCTTTTGTTTTTCCCATAAACCCGAAAAACCTTATATACCCCTTGGGGCAAGTAGCCCCACCAAATTTAATCTCAAAGCCTTGAGATGCGCATTAGAGGCGGCGGGATACATAGAGAACCGAAAACCCCACCAGGGATTTTTTGAACTCGATGTACCCACCGTGCTTTGCCATGCCTTCTTGTAGGTTCTGTCTGCCGGTGTTGTCCATCGTGACCACCGGCTCTTTTTGTGTCCCGACCGCTCAGTGCCGTCTCAAGCGGAAAGGACACATTATGAAAATCAAATACGCATTCTTGGACGGAACAGTGACGGAGGTCGAGGTTTCTGACGAAATCGGTGCCGTCATCATCGACAGCCGTAAGGCGGAGCACGCGCAGGACGAGCGTCATCGCTACCATTGCTACTCCTACGACGCCATCGACTACGAGGGCGAGGAGTACGGTGCTTGCGACGAATATGCCGTAGAGGATGATTCGGCAGAACAGACCGCTCGTATCCGAGAAGCCTTCTCGCATTTAACTGCCACCCAGCAGCGCCGGCTTCGACTGTACGCAAACGGCAAGACCCTGCGGGAAATCGCTGCCATCGAAGAGGCCAGCTTTCAGTCTGTTTCCGAGTCCATCGAGGCAGGCAGAAAAAAGTTTTTGAAAATTTTCCGCCAGACACCCTGACAAATCCACGATTTTTCTGGGTACACCGGAAGGCAACAAAATACAAGCCCTCCGGAAAGGACGGTAACCCCGTATGAGACACAACTTGAATATCCGTGTTTCAGACAAGCCCAGAAACGGCGGCGTAGTTGCTTGCAGAACGGTCAGCATCCGCGAGAAACTCTTTACCTTGCTTCTGGGTCCCAAGCAGAAGGTCATGGTCGTGGTTCCCGGCAACTCGGTCGAGTCCATTGCCATCACCGAAGTTCCGATGGGAGGTGGTGTACATGAGTAAGGTCAAGCTCCTGCTCGATGTGGTCGAGGATCTTCGCTCCCTGGCGGACAGCGTTCAGGCTGTGGCAGATGCCATGCTGCAGAATGAGCCGACTGTCGATGCAGAGCCGAAGACACCTGCACCTGCTCCCAAAAAGGAACTGACGCTGGAGGAAGTCCGAGCAGTCCTCGGTGAAAAGAGCCGAGCCGGATTCACGACCGAGATCCAGGCGCTCCTTAAAAAGTACGGTGCTCCGAAGCTCTCCGGCATCGACCCCAAGCACTACGAGGCGCTGCTCAAGGATGTGGAGGTGCTGAAAGATGCCCCCTAATCGTCACGCAGTCCTCTCGGCCTCTTCCTCCCACCGCTGGCTCCACTGCAACCCATCCGCAAGGTTGGAATTGGAGTTCGAGGACAGAGAAACGGAAGCCGCAGCCGAAGGCACCGCCGCTCATGCGCTGGCGGAGCACAAGCTCCGCAAGGCGCTGAAGATGCGCTCCACCCGCCCTGTCAGCAAGTACGATTCCGATGAAATGGAGATGTACACGGACAGTTACCTGGAGTTCGTTCTGGAAGCCATCGAGGAAGCCCGGCAGGATTGCCCGGACCCAAAGGTGCTCATTGAGCAGCGGCTGGACTTCTCCTGCTATGTGCCGGACGGCTTCGGCACCGGCGACTGCCTCATCGTGGCAGACAAGCTCCTCCACATTATCGATCTGAAGTACGGCCAGGGCGTGTTGGTGAATGCCGAGGAAAATCCGCAGATGATGCTGTATGCGCTCGGCGCACTCCGTATCTTCGATTGTCTCTACGACATTGAGACAGTTTCTATGACCATCTACCAGCCCCGCCGGGAGAATGTCAGCACCTGGGTCATTTCCGTTGCCGAGCTTCGGGATTGGGCGGAAAAGACACTGAAACCCAAGGCCGAGCTTGCCTTCAAAGGCGAAGGTGAATACTGCCCCGGAAGCTGGTGCCAATTTTGCAAGGCGGCGGTCAAGTGCCGAGCCAGAGCTGATGCCAAGCTCCAACTTGCCAAATACGAGTTTGCCCAGCCGCCTCTGCTTTCCGATGCGGAGATCGGCGACATTCTCGGCAAGCTGGATGACCTCACTAAATGGGCAAATGAACTCATGGCCTACGCCCAGGAAGCAGCGGTCAACCACGGAAAACAGTGGCCCGGCTACAAGCTGGTGGAGAGCCGCACCAATCGCAAGTACACCGACGAGGATGCCGTTGTCGCTGCTGCCCGTGCGGCCGGGTATACCGACATCTTCAAGAAGTCCCTCATTCCCATCACCGAGATGGAGAAGCTCATGGGTAAAAAGACCTTTGCCGAGGTGCTCGGCGGTCTGGTCGTCAAGCCCAAAGGAAAGCCGACGCTCGTTCCCGCATCCGACCGGCGTCCGGCTATTACGACCACGGGTGCAAAACAAGACTTTACCGACTATAAAGGAGAACTGTAATTATGGCTAACAAGATGAATTCGACCAAAGTTGTGACCGGCGTTGTCCGCCTGTCCTACGCAAACGTGTGGGAGCCTGCCTCTATTAACGGCAGCAACCCCAAGTATTCCGTGTCCCTCATTATTCCGAAATCCGACAAGCAGACCCTCGACGCCATCAACGCCGCCGTGGACGCTGCCATCAAGGAGGGCGTCGCCAAGTTCGGCGGGAAGATCCCCAACAAGGCGGCTCTGAAGCTCCCGCTCCGTGACGGCGATACCGAGCGTGACGATGAAGCCTACAAGAACAGCTTCTTCGTAAACGCCAACAGCACTACCGCCCCTCAGATCGTGGACCGCAGCGTCCAGCCGATCCTTGACCGCTCCGAGGTGTATTCCGGCTGCTACGCCAGAGTGTCCGTCAACTTCTACGCCTTCAATTCCAACGGTAACCGCGGCATCGCCTGTGGTCTTGGCAACATCCAGAAGGTTCGTGACGGTGAGCCTCTCGGTGGCAAGTCCTCTGCGGCTGACGATTTCGCCACCGACCTGGACGACGACTTTCTGTCCTGAGAAAGGAGTGCAACACAATGGAACTGATTCAGAACATCCTGGTAACCGCCCTCCTTGGCATCTGGGCCTGCCTCAGCATCGGCTTCTTCGTTTGGTTGGTGCAGGGCATCAGCAATGACCACAAGCGTGAAAAGCGTGAGAAGGAACAGGCTTCCCGTGACCTGGAATACCACGAGAAGCGCATGAAGGAATTGAAGTAACCCCAGACGGCTCTGTGGGTGGCAGAAATTGACCTCTGCCACCCATATTCCGTAGGAAGGAATGCGTATGAAAACGCTTAGCATCGATATTGAGACATTCTCCTCAGAGAACCTCACCAAATGCGGCGTGTACCGCTATGCCGAAGCCCCAGACTTTGAGGTGCTGCTCTTCGGCTACTCCGCAGACGGTGCACCGGTGCAGGTCGTAGATCTGACTGCCGGAGAAACGCTTCCTGCCGATGTCCGCTCTGCGCTGACCGACCCTGCCGTGACCAAATGGGCGTTCAACGCACAATTCGAGCGTGTGTGTCTGTCCCGCTATCTTGGATACCCAACCGGACAATATCTCGACCCGTCCTCCTGGCACTGCACGATGGTCTGGGCGGCGACCCTTGGACTGCCGCTTTCGCTGGAAGGCGTCGGTGCCGTGCTGGGTCTGGAAAAGCAGAAGCTCAAAGAAGGCAAAGACCTCATCCGGTATTTCTGCACTCCGGCAAAAGCAAGAGACGGTTCGCCCATTCGACATTATCCGACAGATGCGCTGGAGAAATGGTCGCTTTTCAAAGCCTACAACCTTCGGGATGTGGAAACGGAAATGTCCATTCAGCAGAAGCTCTCCAAGTTCCCGGTCACGGAGTCGGAGTGGCGTAACTACACCCTCGACCAGCAGATCAATGACCGGGGCATCATGCTCGACCGCACCCTCGTCACCCAGGCGATTCGCTGTGATGAACGCTTCAAGCGGACGCACATGGAGCAGGCTCGCTCCGTCACCGGCTTGGATAACCCCAACAGTCCGGTGCAGCTCAAAGCATGGCTTGCCGAAAAAGGTGTGGAGGCAGATTCGCTCTCCAAAGCCGCCGTGGCAGATATGCTCGAAAAAGCGGACGGCGAGGTGGAGCTTGCCCTCTCCCTTCGACAGGAACTTGCAAAGAGCAGCGTCAAGAAATACACCGCCATGCAGACGGTAGTCGGCTCGGATGACCGTGCCAGAGGACTGATCCAGTTTTATGGTGCCAACCGCACCGGTCGCTATGCCGGTCGACTCATCCAGGTGCAGAACCTGCCGCAGAACCATCTGCCGGATCTGGACACCGCACGGGCACTGGTCCGCAGCGGCAATACGGACGCCGTGGAAATGCTCTATGACTCCGTGCCGCTGGTACTGTCCGAGCTTATCCGCACTGCCTTTGTGCCGAAACCCGGCTGCCGCTTTTATGTGGCAGACTTCTCCGCCATCGAAGCGAGAGTCATCGCCTGGATTGCCGGCGAACACTGGCGGCAGGAGGTCTTTGCAAACGGTGGAGACATCTACTGCGCTTCCGCTTCGCAGATGTTCCATGTCCCCGTGGAAAAGCACGGCGTGAACGGGCATCTGCGTCAGAAAGGCAAAATTGCCGAGTTGGCTCTTGGCTACGGTGGCTCCGTGGGTGCGCTGAAAGCAATGGGCGCACTGAACTACGGTTTGCAGGAAGAAGAACTGAAACCGCTGGTGGATGCCTGGCGTCTGTCCAACCCCCATATTACAAAGTTCTGGTGGGATGTGGACAAAGCAGCTTCCACCTGCGTCCGAGAGCGAACTGCCACAGAAACACACGGCATTCGCTTCTATTATCAGAGCGGCATGATGTTCATCGTGCTACCCTCCGGCAGACGGCTCGTGTATGTGAAGCCGAAAATGGGTCTGAACCGCTTCGGCAATGAGTCCGTGACCTATGAAGGTGTCGGCGAACAGAAAAAGTGGCTGCGGCTGGAAAGCTACGGACCCAAGTTCGTGGAGAACATCGTCCAGGCAACGGCAAGGGATATTCTTGCGGAAGCTATGCTCCGGCTGAATGCTGCCGGGTACCGCATCGTCATGCACGTCCACGATGAAGCGGTCATCGAAGCGCCGCCGGATACTTCTTTGGAGAATATCTGCTCCGTCATGGGGCAAACGCCCACTTGGGCATCGGGGCTTCTGCTCCGGGCAGACGGCTATATCTGCGATTTTTATAAGAAAGACTGAGGTGACCCAAATGGGAGTCAATAAATTTAATTGCGAGGGGTATTACGACCCCACTGCCTACGAGGCACTGACGAAGATCGAGCAGGAAGCCAAGGCACTCCGGGCCTTCCGTCCTGTGGTGTATATCTGCTCTCCGCTGGCCGGGGATTTGGTGAAAAACCAGGAGAACGCCCGTACTTACTGCCGCTTCGCCGTGGAAGCTGGGTGCGTACCCATCGCGCCGCACATCTATTTCACCCAATTCATGAACGACAATGACCGCAAGGAGCGTGACCTGGCACTATTCATGGACATCGTTCTGCTCTCCAAGTGTGCCGAGCTGTGGGTATTCGGAGAGAAAATCACCAGCGGCATGAGCATTGAGATCGAGAAAGCAAAACGAAAAGGTCAGCTTATCCGTTACTTTACCGAAAACTGTGAGGAGGTACACAGATGAAGATCGCAGTCGGCAATAGCCGCATGGATAAAAAGTGGAAGAACCAGGACATCTCCTGGGCGGATCTCTGCGCCCGCTGCGGCAGCACCATCCGCACCACCGAAACGGTCGAAGAATACCGCAAGCTGAAAAAGGGTCAGCAGGACGGCATCAAGGATGTGGGCGGTTTTGTCGGAGGGCATCTCCGGGAAGGTCGCCGCAAAAACGGCATGGTGCTGTGCCGCTCTCTGCTCACGCTGGATATGGACTACGGCACCCCGGATATCTGGGATGAAATTACGCTGTTCCACGATTTCAAGTGCTGCGTCTATTCCACCCATAAACACACGCCGGAGCATCCCCGCCTTCGTTTGCTCATTCCGCTGAAGCGGGAAATCAGTGAGGAGGAATATCCGGCAGTCGCCCGCATGGTGGCAAAGGAGATCGGTATCGACCTCTTTGACGATACCACTTACGAGGCATCCCGGCTCATGTACTGGCCTTCCACCTCCTCAAACGGCGAATTTTTCTACAAGGTGCAGGACGGCGCAGAGCTTGACCCGGATGAGTACCTTTCACACTACGATGATTGGCACGACGCCTCCACTTGGCCGGTTTCCAGCCGCCAGTCCGAGGTGGTGCAGCACAGCATCGCCCAGCAAGCTGACCCGCTGACAAAGCCGGGTGTGGTGGGTGCTTTCTGCCGTGCCTATACCGTGGAGGAAGCCATCGATACCTTTCTCTCGGAAGTGTATGCGCCGTCTGCGATGAACGGCCGTTACGACTATATCCCCGCCGATTCCTCTGCCGGTGTTATCGTCTACGACGGCAAGTTCGCATACAGCCACCATGCCACCGACCCGGTCTGCGGTCGGCTGCTGAATGCTTTTGACCTGGTGCGCCTGCACCGCTTCCGTGACCTGGACGATAAGTGCGCCCCGGATACCGCACCCAGCAAACTGCCGTCCTTCCAGGCAATGTCGGATTTTGCCCTCAAGGACGAGAAAGTCAAAGCGGTGTTTGCCGAGGAGCGCAAAGCCCAGGCAAGCGAAGAATTCTCCGACGAGGACTGGCAGAAAGCCTTGGAGCTGGACAAGGCCGGCAAGGTAAAAAACACGCTGCAGAACCTCACCGTGATCCTCATGAACGACTCGCTTCTGAAACCGCTGGTGTTCAATCAGCTTCTGGACGGCATGGAGATCAAGGGCGATGTGCCTTGGCGGCACCCCTCGAAATTCTGGCGGGATGCGGATGATGCCCAGCTTATCAGCTATGTGGATTCCCACTACGGCACCTTTTCTGCAAGAAACTATGACATCGCCGTGGCGAAGGTCACGGACGACCGCTCCTACCATCCCATTCGGGAGTTCATTGAAAATCTGCCGGAGTGGGACAAGGTTCCCCGTGTGGACACGCTGCTCATCGACTACCTCGGTGCAGACGATAACGAGTATGTCCGAGCTGTCACCCGGAAGACCCTCTGCGCTGCCATCAAGCGTGTGCTGTATCCCGGCTGCAAATTTGACTCCATGCTTGTGCTGAACGGTCCCCAGGGTGTGGGCAAAAGTACCCTTATTGCCAAGCTGGCCGGAGAGTGGTTTTCGGACAGTCTGAACCTGGGCGACACCAAGGATAAGACCGCTGCCGAGAAACTGCAGGGGTACTGGATCTTAGAGATCGGCGAACTGGCAGGTCTGAAGAAGGCCGAGGTGGAAACGCTGCGTTCCTTCCTCTCCCGACAGAACGATATTTACCGTGCGGCATTCGGCAAAAGGGCGACGCCGCATCTGCGCCAGTGCGTGTTCTTCGGCACCACCAACGCCGAGTCCGGCTATCTGCGGGACACCACCGGAAACCGCCGCTTCTGGCCGGTCAAGACGCCTGGTACGGGCATCAAGCACTCCTGGGATCTGACCCCAGAGCTGATCTGCCAGATCTGGGCGGAAACGCTGGTGTATGTGAAGCAGGGCGAGAAGCTCTATCTGAGTGCCGAGTTGGAAGCACTGTCCAAGGCTGAACAGCGGGAGGCGATGGAGTCCGACGAGCGTGAAGGGCTTGTCCGGCTGTATCTCGACACGCTGCTCCCGGAGGATTGGGACGGCATGGACATCTTCGAGCGCCGCAACTTCCTCACAGGCAGCGACTTCGGCGATACCCAAAAGCATGGTACGGTCAAGCGCACCCAGGTGTCCAACATGGAGATCTGGTGCGAGTGCTTCGGCAAGGAACGTGCCAATATCCGCAGAACGGACAGCAACGAGCTGACCGCCATCCTTGCCCGTCTTGGCTGGAAGCGGCTGGACAGCAAGGTGCGTATCCCGCTTTACGGTCCGCAGTATGTCTTTGTTCCCAAGGAGTGTTCCTAATGAAAATGACTGTACCCGACATCCTTCGGAACAGGTTCCGGGGAGAAGCATATCCGCTCGGCACATTTATGGGAACACCCCATGGGAACGGCGGCGGCCCCATAAGTACCAAAGAAAACAGGCGGTCTTGTTCCTGTGTTCCTAACCTTTCTTATATATCGAAAGAAGAAGAAATAAAGAGCAACAAGCACGCAATACGCGCATTTGCGCGCGTAAAGGGCTTTTCGGGTTTTGAGAACACAGGAGGCCATTATGCGTGAGAAAACGATAGAAGCAAAGCTGGTGCAGACCGTTCGTTCAATGGGCGGTCTTGCACTGAAATTTACAAGTCCAGGTTTCGATGGAGTACCGGACCGTCTGGTACTCCTGCCCGGCGGCAGAATCGCCTTCATTGAGTTGAAAGCACCGGGCAAAACACTCCGCCCTCTGCAAGTAAGGCGAAAAAGGCAGTTAGAAGCACTCGGCTTTTCGGTGTACTGCATCGATAGCCCCGAACAGATTGGAGGGATACTCAGTGAAATACAAGGCGCATGACTACCAGGCGTATGCCACGAACTTCATCCTGGAGCATCCAATCTCCGCTGTATTCCTCGACATGGGTCTTGGTAAGAGCATCATCACGCTTTCCGCCATCTTCGACCTTTGCCTCGACAGTTTTCTGGTTCGCAAGGTGCTGGTCATCGCTCCGCTGCGTGTCGCCAGAGATACATGGCCTGCGGAAATCCACAAGTGGGATCATCTGCGTGGACTGACTTACTCGGTGGCAGTCGGCACGGAAACGGAACGCAAGGCGGCTCTTAGGCAAAAGGTCAGTGTGTACATCATCAACCGTGAAAATGTCCAGTGGCTCATTGAGGAGAGCGGTATCCCGTTTGACTACGATATGGTTGTCATCGATGAGCTGTCCTCCTTCAAGAGCTATCAGGCAAAGCGGTTCAGAACTCTTCTGAAAGTCCGTCCCAGCATCAAGCGCATCGTGGGTCTGACCGGCACGCCAAGCAGCAACGGTCTTATGGATCTGTGGGCGGAGTTTCGCATCCTCGATATGGGCAAGCGGCTCGGTCGGTTCATCACCCATTACCGCAACACCTTCTTCCGCCCGGACAAGCGCAACGGACAGGTGGTGTTCAGCTACAAGCCGCTGCCCGGTGCGGAGGAACAGATCTACGATGCCATCTCCGACATCACCATCTCCATGAAAGCCGTCGACCATTTGGATATGCCGGAGTGCGTTCATAATGACGCCATTGTGACGCTATCCGAAACAGAGCGCAAAGCCTACGATGCCATGAAACAAGACCTGGTTATCTCGCTGAAAGGCGAAGAAATCGATGCCGGGAACGCCGCAGCGCTTGCGAATAAGCTCTCCCAGATGGCAAACGGAGCAGTCTACGGAGAGGACAAGCGTGTGTTTCAGATACACGACCGCAAGCTGGATATGCTGGAGGATCTCATCGAAGCCGCAAACGGGAAACCCGTCCTTGTGGCGTACTGGTTCAAGCACGACCTGGAGCGCATCTCCGAGCGGCTCCACAAACGACACATCCCGTTCAGTCTGCTGGACGATTCCGACAGCATCCGCAGATGGAACAGCGGTGAGCTGCCCGTGGCACTCATCCACCCGGCTTCTGCCGGTCATGGGCTGAACCTGCAGGCAGGCGGCTCGACCCTCATCTGGTTTGGGCTGACCTGGTCGCTGGAGCTTTACCAGCAGACCAACGCCCGACTGTGGCGACAGGGACAGACCGCCGATACCGTGGTCATTCACCACATTATTGCCAAAGACACCATCGACGAGCGCATCATGACTGCGCTCCGTAAAAAAGAAAAGACCCAGACCGCACTCATCGATGCGGTCAAGGCCAACTTGGAGGGATGAGAATGGAAACCTGTTATACAAACCTCGCAAACGCTATTATTCTGGCGGCAGCGAAAGACCATCGCCGTGCGCTGCGCCGTTTGAAGAAATACCCCTGGGACAAGGATGCCGAATCCATCAGAAAGGATTGTGAGCGGTTTTTCCGCTCCAGCTGGTTTCAGACGCTTACTTCGCTGGACGGTGAGGTGCTGATTGAAAAACTCCACCGGGAGGTGTACGGCGTATGACGGCAAAGGAATATCTCAGTCAGGCATACCGCCTCGACCAGCGTATCGATTCCAACATTGCGGAGATCACCCGCCTGCGGGAAATGGCCTGCGGTATCTCCTCGCCGTCCTGGGAGGAAAAAGTGCAGACCTCTCGCAACACGGATGCGCCCTTCGTGCGGTGCCTGGAAAAGATCATGGATCTTGAAAAAGTGGTCAACAGTGAGATTGACACCCTCGTTGACTTGAAACGGCAGATCCGCACGACTGTGGACACCGTTGCCAATGTCAACGAGCGCATGGTTCTCCGCTACCGCTACATCCACAACATGACCTGGGAGCAGATTGGCGGAGAACTGAACGCAGACGAAAGCACCATCCGCAGATGGCACAAGGCAGCTCTTTCGGCAGTGGTTTTACCCACCGACCCGATTCGGATCTGAAAGATGCCGGAAATACCCGCCTTTGTCGGTAGATGCCCACCTCGCCATTATGCTATGATATAATCAGCGAAAAAGAATCGAGGACAGCCTCATGGGAGCAATCCCGTGGGGCTTTTCTTATGCCCGAAGGAGGTGAAACGATGCCGAAGAAACCGTTGCGACCCTGCTCTCATCCCGGCTGCCCCAACCTCTGTGAAGGACAGTTTTGTGAACAGCACCGTGTGGAGGAACGCCGCAGGTACGACAAATACGAGCGCAGCTCCGATGTCAACCGCAAGTACGGCAGAGCATGGAAACGCATCCGTGACCGCTATGCGGCGGAGCATCCCCTCTGTGAGATGTGCCTCAAAGAAGGTCGGCTGACTCCGGTACAGGAAGTTCACCACATCCTGCCCGTTTCCAAAGGCGGCACTCACGCAAGGGACAACCTGATGAGCCTCTGTCAGTCCTGCCACACCAAGATCCACCATGACCTCGGCGACCGGTAGGGGGATGAAAATCTCCGGGACCTTTTCGGTCGGGCAACGGCCCGGGGTCACGTGTGCGAAAAAGGCAAAATCAAAAGGGTAATTAAGGGAGGTGAACTCGGATGCCCACAAAATCGAATAACACAGGCGGGCGCGGTGGTGCAAGACCCGGTGCGGGAAGGAAAAAAAACGCAGTCAAGGAGAAAGCCGAAAACGGGAATCCCGGCGGCAGAAAACTTGAAGTGCTGGATATTCCCGAAGTCGAGGGTGTTGCTATGCCGAAGCCCCATGATTTTCTTTCCGCCGAGCAGAGGGACGGCAGCGTCCTGCAGGCGCAGGAAATTTACACGGAAACCTGGCAGTGGCTCAAAGGCATCGGCTGTGCCGCAAAGGTGTCGCCGCAGCTCTTGGAGCGCTACGCCATGTGTTCCGCTCGCTGGGTGCAGTGCGAGGAAATGACCAACCGCATGGGTTTCCTCTCCAAGCACCCCACCACGGGAAAGCCGATCCCGTCTCCGTTTATTAACATCGGCATCAACTACATGAACCAGGCGGTTCGGCTCTGGAATGAGATCTTCCAGATCGTGAAAGAAAACTGCAGCACGGAATACGGCGAGTCTACGCCGCAGGATGACCTTATGGAACGCCTGCTCCGTGCGAGAAAGGGGTAACACCATGTTTGAAAAAGTAAATCCGTGCCACCCGGATAAGGTGGCAGACAGAATTGCCGGTGCGCTCGTTGACCTGGCATACAAGAAAGCAGAAAATCCCCGCATCGCTGTTGAAGTCCTCATCGGCCACGGCGTGTGCCACATTATTGCGGAGACTTCCGTTGCTTTGGACAAGACGGATGTCACCGCCGCCGTCCACCGCAATGCCGGAAACCTCGCTGTGGACTATGTGGAAGTGCCGCAGGACGGTCACCTTGCCGACAACCAGGCAGACGGCGTCCGCTGCGGTGATAACGGCATCTTCAAGGGGATGTCCGTGACCGTGGAGCAGAAAAAGCTGTCGAAGATCGCACGGGACATTTTCTCCGTGTATCCCTTTGACGGGAAGTACATTCTGGACGGTGACCGGCTCATCCTCTGCCAGAGCAATGCAGAGGCACAGCATCTGCGTGAGATTTATCCCGATGCGGAGATCAACCCGCTCGGCGACTGGACGGGCGGTACCGATGTGGACACCGGCGCTGCCAACCGCAAGCTCGGTTCGGATATGGCTGACTCAGTGACCGGCGGCGGTCTGCACGGTAAGGATCTATCCAAGGCAGATGTGTCTGTCAACATCTATGCTTTTCTCAAAGCCCAGGAAACCGGCAAGCCCGTAACGCTCTGCTGTGCCATTGGTGATGACACCGTAGACGGCAGACCGTATGAGAAAATCGTGGAGATTGCTCGAAACTATATCCGCTCAGTCGGCGGCTTTGAGAAGTTTGCGGAATGGGGGCTGGTTTGATGAAAACAACGACCGAAATGAAACTCGTCCCCATTGTGAAACTCGTTCCCTATGTGAACAATGCCCGAACCCACTCACCGGAGCAGATTAACAAACTCCGTTCCTCGCTGCGTGAGTTCGGCTTCATCAATCCCGTTATCATTGACCGTGACTATGGCGTTATTGCCGGTCACGGTCGTATTCTTGCCGCCAAGGAGGAAGGCATCACCGAGGTGCCGTGCGTCTTTGCCGACCACCTCACAGAAGCCCAGAAGAAAGCCTACATCATTGCCGACAACCGTATGGCGATGGATGCGGGCTGGGATGAAGAACTTCTGCGTGTGGAGATCGAGTCCTTGCAGGCAGCGGACTTTGACCCGCTCCTCACCGGCTTTGACGAAAAGGAGCTGTCGAAGCTCTTTGACGACGGCATCGAAGCCGAAGAGGATGATTTCGATGTGGATGCCGAGCTGCAAAAGCCGACCTTCACGAAGTCCGGCGACATCTGGATGCTGGGGCGGCATCGGCTCATCTGCGGCGACAGTACCAAGGGGGAAACCTACACCGCTCTCATGGACGGCCGCAAAGCAAACCTCGTCATCACCGACCCGCCCTACAATGTGAACTACGAGGGCAGCGCCGGGAAAATCAAGAACGACAACATGGCATCGGAGAAGTTTTTCGACTTTCTCTTCGATGCCTTTTCCAATATGGAGAAGGTCATGGCGGACGATGCGTCCATTTATGTGTTCCATGCCGACACCGAAGGGCTGAACTTCCGAAAGGCGTTTGATGCCGCAGGGTTCTACCTCTCCGGCTGCTGTATCTGGAAGAAGCAGTCCCTGGTGCTGGGACGCTCCCCGTACCAGTGGCAGCACGAGCCGTGCCTTTACGGCTGGAAGAAGAAAGGCAAGCACCAGTGGTACACCGGGCGAAAAGAGTCCACCATCTGGGAGTTCGACAAGCCCAAGAAAAACGGCGACCATCCTACCATGAAGCCGATTCCGCTGCTTGCCTATCCCATTCAGAACAGCTCTATGGCAAACTCCGTGGTGCTCGACCCCTTCGGCGGCTCCGGTTCTACGCTCATTGCCTGTGAGCAGACCGACCGCATCTGCTATACCATCGAACTGGATGAGAAGTTCTGCGACGTCATCGTAAAACGGTACATCGAGCAGGTCGGCTCGGATGAAAAGGTCAGCGTTCTGCGGGATGGGAAAGTACTGCCCTTCACTGAGGTGGCAAATACCGCACCGGAGGTGTGAGCGTGAAAGAGCAATATCACCTTGTTTCCTTTTCCGGCGGCAAGGACTCAACCGCCATGCTTCTTGGGATGCTGGAGCGCGACATGAAAATTGACTGCATTCTTTTCTGTGATACAGGGCTTGAATTTCCTGCTATGTATGATCATATCGCAAAGGTTGAAAAGGACATCGGTCGGAAAATTACCAGCGTCAGAGCCGAGCATACCTATGAGGAACTCATGTTTGATGTTCCGGTACGGCGTAGTGCAGATTCGCCTGTCGTCCGGCAATACGGAGTGCAATTGAATGGCTACGGATGGCCTGGCCCTCGGCAGCGGTGGTGTACCACACGGCTCAAGGCGATGCCGCGAGAGCGTTTTCTGAGGGAACTGCGGAAACAGTATGAGGTCATTGAATATGTCGGCATTGCCGCCGATGAGCAATATCGCCTGGAACGAGCAAACAATCAGAATCCCAACCACCGACACCCGTTGGTAGATTGGGGCTGGACGGAGCGCGACTGCCTGCGGTACTGCTATGAGCGTGGATATGATTGGGATGGCCTGTATGAGCATTTCAAGCGCGTGTCCTGCTGGTGCTGTCCGCTGCAATCGTTGACGGAGCTGCGGGAGCTGCATCAGCACTTTCCAGGGCTTTGGGAGCAACTGAAAACATGGGATAAACGAACCTGGCGAAACTTCCGTGCCGACTACAGCGTGGAGGATTTGGAGGTTCGTTTTTTGCTGGAGCGCGAGTGGACGGCTGCCGGAAAGTCTATCCGAAGCAGAGCGTTCTACACTGCGCTGAGAGAACGATTGGAGGCATCCAGATGAAAACTGAAAAGCCTTTGACCCTCGGAAGCCTGTTTGACGGCTCCGGGGGTTTTCCCTTGGGTGGGCTGCTTGCGGGTATCACTCCTGTGTGGGCATCGGAAATTGAGCCGTTTCCCATTCGAGTGACCACCAAGCGCCTGCCTTTTATAAAGCACTACGGAAACATCTCCGCTATGGACGGCGGCAGGATCGAACCCGTGGACATCATCACCTTCGGCAGCCCGTGCCAGGACATGAGCGTGGCAGGCCGAAGAGACGGCTTGGACGGAAAGCGTTCCAGCCTTTTCTACGAAGCCGTCCGAATTATAAAAGAAATGAGGTGTGCCACAGGTGGCAGATATCCAAGATACATCGTATGGGAGAACGTCCCCGGTGCCTTCTCCTCGAACAAGGGCGAGGACTTCAAAGCCGTCCTCGAAGCGGTCATCGGTATCGCCGAGCCGAACGCCGAGGTGCCTATGCCTGAAAAAGCACGATGGCCCTATGCCGACCTTTACATGGGAGACGGATGGAGCGTTGCGTACCGAACTCTTGACGCACAATACTGGGGAGTTCCCCAGCGAAGACGCCGCATCTACCTTGTCGCAGATCTTGCAGGCGGAGGTTCCGGAAAAATACTATTTGAGTCAGAGGGCTTGTCTGGGTATTCTGCGGAGGGCTTCCGCTCGTGGCAAAGAGCTGCCGGAAGTTTTACGCCTTGCGCTGGAGCGACAGGCTATGACGGATACAACGGCAGTCTGACAGATGACACTTCCGCCACCCTCGGTGTGAACTGCGGAATGTCTACCGGTCGCAACGGCATCGTGCTGAACGACCAAGGCGGCAACCGCATGGACATCACAGAGGAAGTTACCTCCACGCTCCGAGCAGAAGCGCATCATCCGCCCTGCGTCATGGAATCGGCAGGCTTCTGCACCGAGCATTCCGCCAAAAGCCGCACCATCGGCTATGAGAAGGAATGCTCACCCACGCTCCGAGCAGGTGTTGTTCCTGCGGCTGTCGCACTGGAAAACCATCCGACCGACAGCAGGGTCAAACTTTCCGAGGATGGCAATGTGCAGACGCTGACCTCCCGCATGGGTACGGGCGGCAACAATGTACCGCTTGTCATGAAAATACGCTCCGGTTGCAATGGTGGCGGCAAGGGCGCGCTCATTCAGGAAAACAAATCCGCAACCCTGTCCTGCAACAACGACCAGACGCTGTTCGAGCCTTGTGGCTGGGACGGCGGACAGGTTTCACCAACCCTCACCAAACAGAATGCAGGCGGAAATCAGCGGATGCCGGACAAGGACAATTTTACCTGCGTCCTTCAGCCTTTCGGGATCTCCTCCAAGGACTCCAATGCCATGAAGTCGGATAATCCCCACAGCGGCATCTACGAAGCGGAAACCGCACGGACACTGGACGGCAACGGCGGCAACCCCTCCTGCAATCAGGGCGGCATTGCCGTTGTTGCTTTCACGCAAAATCAGCGTGATGAAGTTCGTGACCTCGGTGACCGCTCCGCTGTGGTGTGCGCCAATGCCGGAACAAAGCAGCAGACCTTTGTACTGCAAGGCTCCATGATCGGCCGTGAGGACAAGAACGGTCCCCAGGGTGATGGCATCAACGAAGATGTTTCTTTCACCCTCAATACCGTTGACCGCCATGCCGTATATGCCATGACCACCGGCAGCTTTACGCAGGTGGAGGAAGGTACATCTCCCACCATCATGGCACGGGATTACAAAGACCCCACCGCCGTTTGCTACGGCATCGGCAGAGACACCTTCAACCAGGGGCAGAACGCCAAGTTCGCTCCGACCTTTGAAAAGGAGCTTCAGCCAACATTGGTAGCCAAAGGTCCGGGTGCTATCCAAAGCGGATACACCGTCCGGCGTTTGACACCCACCGAGTGCGCACGGCTTCAGGGCTTCCCGGACAACTGGTGTGCCGACCTTGGCACGGAAAAACCGACCGATGAGGAAATGTACTTCTGGCATAAGGTGTTCAAGACCTACTCCGAAGTGACCGGCTGCAAAATGAAGTCCGACAAGCAGGTTGCAAAATGGTTGAAAGACCCGTATTCCGACAGTGCGGAATATAAGATGTGGGGCAACGGCGTAGCGCTTCCGTGCGTATGGTTCGTGCTCTGCGGAATTGTGTGGTATGCACAGTCCGGCTGCGATAATGCGCCGATATAATCTACACCGGAAATGTGCAGATATAGCTGGATATATGCCGAGCATGACGGTAATATGTGACTACCAAAAATCAAGGAGGTCACTTAAATGACGATTACAATTAATGCCCAGGGTGCGGAACACAAGCGGCTGGTACAGACCATCTCCGACTGGCTCGGCGTTCCCGCAAAGTACTGCGGTGCGCCCACATTCAACTATGAGGTGGATTACTTCACCATCGACCGAAACGGCAGCCTTTCCTTTGACGACCATGCCGACAGCGAGGTCATTGAAAGATTGCTGGAGCATATCTACGATGAGGGCTTTGACATCGACCAGAGCCACACTGATGACGATGACGAGCCATGCGCCGTCTGCATTTCCATGCCGAAGAGTCTGTTCACCGATAGCAATCTGGATAACCTCAAGGCACTCATTGCCGCCAAGGGCAGCCTTATCAAGAAAGCCCTCGGCGTCGCTGACCTGCCACTGGAAATCACGGACACGAAGGTATCCTTCCCTTGGTTCCCAGCGACTCCAACCCCGGACGAGATGAAAGCCTATGACACCTTTATCTGCAAGCTGTGCGAAATGGCACGAAATCAAAGCCGTGTCAATTCTTCCGAAAAACCGATTGAAAATGAGAAGTACGCATTCCGTTGTTTCCTGCTTCGGCTGGGTTTCATTGGTGATGAATACAAAGCTGCTCGAAAAATACTGCTAAAGAACCTCTCCGGCTCTTCGGCTTTCAGAAACGGAGGTGCGCAGCATGAGATTTCCGAGTAAAGAGATTGTCGAACGTATCCGAAAGGAATATCCGGTCGGCACCCGTGTAGAGCTTGTTCAGATGGATGACCCACAGGCACCGCCTGTCAGCACGAAAGGCACCGTGCGAGGTGTGGATGACATCGGCAGCATCATGGTTGCTTGGGATAACGGCTGCGGTCTGAGCGTGGCTTACGGGGAGGATATTTGCCGTAAACTGCTGTAATAGACACAGTTTCTGGACCACAAGATCGTGTAGTTTATAGCTCAGATATAACTGGATATAGTGTGCTTTCAGAGGTAATATGTGACTACCGAAAGGGAAAACAAACCAAAACGGAGGTCACAAACATGAGCCAGAGAACAGAAAACCAGGTAGCCGAAATGAAGAAGCAGACCATCGGGGTCGAGGTCGAAATGAACAGCATCACCAGGGAGAAGGCCGCAAGGCTGGCAGCCACCTTCTTTGGTACCGGGCGGTACGAGAACACCGCTTGCCGCAACGGCTACTGCACTTGGTCGGCTTGGGATGAGAGCGGACGCGAGTGGAAATTCCAGAAGGACGTCAGCATCGCGGGCCCGGACAGCGAGAAATGCGAGATGGTCACGCCGATCCTCACCTACGCTGACATGGAGACCTTGCAGGAGCTGGTTCGCCGCCTCCGCAAAGCCGGAGCAAAAAGCGATGCCACCAGAGGCTGTGGCGTTCACATCCACATCGGTGCCAAGGGGCACACGCCCCAAACGCTCCGAAACCTCGCAAACATCATGGCAAGCCACGAAGACCTCCTGGCAAGCGCACTGAACCTCGACAGAGGCCGCATCAGCCGCTACTGCCGCACGGTTGACCCCAGATTCCTGGAACGGCTGAACAACAGAAAACCCACCACCATGGCAGCCTTGGCTGATATTTGGTACGGCAGCCAGAACGCCGACTACGGCAGAAGCCAGCACTACAACGACAGCCGCTACCATATGCTGAACCTCCACGCCACCTTCACCAAGGGAACGGTCGAGTTCCGGCTCTTCCAGTTCGATGCTCCGGCAGACGGCAAGCAGAACGGACTCCACGCTGGCCAGCTCAAGAGTTACATTCAGCTCTGCCTCGCCCTGAGCCAGATGGCAAAGACAGTCAGAACCGCAAGCCCCAAGCCCCAGCAGAACGAGAACCCCAAATACGCAATGCGCACTTGGCTCCTTCGCCTCGGCTTTATTGGCGACGAGTTCAAGACCGCAAGAGAGCTCCTCACGAAGCGCCTGGATGGGGATGCAGCTTTCCGCAGCGGCAGAGCAGCCGCTTGAAGGACGCAGCCCAGAGGCCCCCGAACCCGCTGATGGCGGGCTTTCGGTGGTAGAAGGCAACTTCGGAAAGGAGTATTTTTTATGGAAAAACGCTATTACATCGCTTACGGCAGCAACCTCAATGTCCGTCAGATGCGGATGCGCTGCCCGTCGGCACGGATCATCGGCACATCGGTTCTCAAGGATTACGAACTGCTTTTCAAGGGCAGCAAAACAGGCTCTTACCTTACGGTGGAAAAGAAGTCCGGCGTCTCAGTTCCTGTTGCTGTATGGGAAGTCACCGCAGAGGATGAAAAAGCCCTGGACCGTTACGAGGGCTTCCCGAACTTCTATTACAAGAAGGAGTTGACCCTACCAATCAAGGGTATCCGCACGGGCAAGATCCGCAAATGTCGGGTATTCGTGTACATCATGCATGAGGACAGGCCCATCGGCATTCCGTCCATTCCTTATATGCAGACCTGCATCCAGGGCTACGACGATTTTGGCTTTGACCGGCTTGTGCTGATAGACGCTTATCTCAAATGTGTGGAGGAGCATCATGAAGGAAAATAACATCATCCGAATATCGGTCTGCCCCAGGTGTGGGCAAGCTTTCCGGGAACATCCGGCTCTTTCAAGGCTCGACAACGAAACACTCATCTGCCCGGATTGTGGCACACGGGAGGCGCTCGATTCCATCGGCGTAAAACCGGATGAGCAGGAGCAGATCATCGCCTCCATTCACCGCTGCCGCCAGCCGGAATAACGCTGTAAAATACACAGTTTTTACTCCGAATGATTGTGTAGTATATTCTCCGAAATGACTGGATATATCCCGGACATGACGGTAATATACACTCACAACAAAACAAACGGAGGTACACGGTTATGTGGAAAGAAAGCAGCATCAAGGTAAACGGCGAGGTTTTTCACTACTGGATGAAGCAGTACGACAAAGGTTCTGAGTGGGGCATCGACGGCGGACGCATTTCCAAGCTCATGCTCAAGCGGGACGGCAAAATCGTCTGCAACTACGACAGAGGCTGGGACATCGAACCCGCCGATGAGAACACGCAGCTTGCGCTGGAGCTTCTGCTCCACAGCGAGAACTGGTAAAAAACCGAAATTTCAAAGCAACGGCTCCGAAAGGGGCTGCTGCTCGTTGTACGGAAGGTCGCACCGATTTCGGTGGCGGCTATTTTTATTGCTCTGCCGGAGGGGGTGAGAAATTGCGAAAGCTGAAAAACTACAAGCCCACAAGGTTCATGGAGAAAACCTCCCACTACGATGTGGACGCAGCGGATTATGCCGTCATGTTCATCGAAAGTCTGTGCCACACCAAAGGCACCTGGGCGAGAAAGCCTTTCGAGCTCATCGACTGGCAGGAGCAAATTATCCGGGACATTTTCGGTGTCCTCAAGCCCAACGGCTATCGGCAGTTCAATACCGCCTACATCGAGATACCCAAGAAACAAGGCAAGTCGGAGCTTGCCGCAGCTGTAGCCCTTCTGCTCACCTGCGGTGACGGAGAGGAACGCGCCGAGGTATACGGCTGCGCCGCCGACCGTCAGCAGGCGTCCATCGTTTTCAATGTGGCGGCTGATATGGTGCGGATGTGTCCGGCTCTTTCCAAGAGGGTCAAGATACTGGATTCCCAGAAACGGCTCATTTATCAGCCAACGGGCAGTATCTACCAGGTGCTCTCTGCCGATGTGGGCAACAAGCACGGTTTCAACACCCACGGCGTGGTGTTTGACGAGTTGCACACCCAGCCGAACCGCAAGCTCTTTGATGTCATGACCAAAGGCTCCGGCGATGCCCGGATGCAGCCGCTGTATTTCCTCATTACCACGGCCGGCAATGATACGAAGTCCATCTGCTATGAGATCCACCAGAAGGCAAAGGACATCATCGAGGGTCGAAAGATCGACCACACCTTCTATCCTGTTATCTACGGCGCGGAGGAATCGGACGATTGGACGGACCCGAAGGTCTGGAAAAAAGCCAATCCGTCCCTCGGCATCACGGTGGGCATCGACAAGGTGAAGGATGCCTGCGAATCTGCCAAGCAGAACCCCGGCGAGGAGAACTCCTTCCGACAGCTGAGACTCAACCAATGGGTCAAACAGGCGGTACGCTGGATGCCGATGGACAAGTGGGGCAAATGCGAATTCGCTGTCTGCGAGGATGATCTGGAAGGTCGCGTCTGCTACGGCGGTCTGGACTTGTCCTCCACAACGGATATTACAGCATTCGTTCTGGTGTTTCCGCCGGAAGATGAGAACGACAAATACATCATCCTGCCGTACTTCTGGATACCGGAGGACAACCTCGACCTCCGAGTCCGGCGTGACCATGTGCCATACGATGTGTGGGAGCGGCAGGGCTTTTTACAGACCACGGAAGGCAATGTCGTTCACTATGGCTACATCGAAAAGATCATTGAAAGCCTGGGTGAGCGTTTTAATATTCGAGAAATTGCCTTTGACCGCTGGGGCGCTGTGCAGATGGTGCAGAACCTTGAGGGTATGGGTTTCACGGTCGTTCCTTTTGGACAGGGCTTCAAGGATATGTCCCCGCCCACAAAGGAGCTGATGAAACTGGTGCTGGAACAGAAAATTGCCCACGGCGGGCATCCCGTCCTCCGCTGGATGATGGATAACATCTTCATCCGCACCGATCCGGCTGGGAACATCAAGCCGGACAAGGAAAAATCCACAGAGAAAATCGACGGCGCTGTGGCAACGATAATGGCACTCGACCGCGCTATCCGCTGCGGCAATGATAACGGAGCTTCGGTCTATGATAGCCGTGGGCTGTTGTTCATTTAACCCTGCAAAATTAGTCGAATATAAAAAGTTTTTGCACTATGGTGCATTTACTTGATTTTCTCTCCGATTTATGCTATACTAATAGCGCAGGAGGTGTGAAAACATGATAGATTCCCATGAACTCAGGCGGCGTGACGGCTATTTGAATAAACTGATCGGCTTTCAGGATACGGAGCCGGTCAAGGTAATCACCGGCATTCGCCGCTGCGGCAAGTCCAGCCTGTTAAAGCTGATGGTTCAGCATTTGAAAGATATCGGTATTCAGCCGGAGCAGATCATTGAGATGAATTTTGAATCCTTCGATTTCCGAGGGATGAGCGCCGATGATATTTACCGCTATGTGAAAGAGCGCATTGTCCTCGGAAAGCGGATGTATCTATTCTTTGATGAACTGCAGCGGATCGAAGCATGGGAGGATGCTATAAATGCCTTCCGTGTGGATTTTGACTGCGACATCTATGTTACCGGGTCGAATGCCTATCTTCTTTCCTCGGAGTATTCCACCTATCTCTCCGGACGATGCGTGGAACTCAAAATGCTGCCGCTCTCTTTCCGTGAGTTCCTCGATTTTCACGGCTTTGAGGTTCGTGAAACGCAAAGCGCCCTTGGTGGACGCCGCAAGCAGGTATTTGATAAGAACGGTGAACGCTACGAACTGCGAGAAGTTTTTGACGCTTATATGCGCTTCGGTGGAATGCCCGGCATCGCCGATGTTGGGCTGGAACAGGAAAAGGCGCTGTCTCTTCTCGACGGTATCTATTCCACAGTCGTGATTCGTGACATTCTCGAGAGAGAAAAACGCAGAGGTCAAAAACAAATCACAGATCCCACGCTGCTTCGTAAGATCATCCTGTTCCTTGCGGATAATATCGGCTCCAGTGTTTCTATTGCCTCCATCGGCAACACACTGGTCAACGAGGGACTTTTGGACGATGGCAAACACAAAGGCGCACCCAGTGCGCATACCGTGCAGGCATACGTGAATGCGCTTCTGGAGAGTTACTTCTTCTACGAGATCAAACGCTTTGATATCAAGGGCAAAGCCTACCTCCGTACCCTCGGAAAATACTATATCGTTGACATCGGACTTCGCAACTATCTGCTGGGCTTCCGTAATCGGGACAGCGGTCATGCCATCGAGAATGTCGTTTACTTTGAACTGCTTCGCCGTGGCTATGATGTAGCAATTGGCAAGATCGGCAACGCCGAGGTTGACTTCATTGCAACTACCGCCGACGAGAAAAAGTATATTCAGGTAACGGAATCGATGATGAGTGAGGACGTGCGCAAACGGGAGCTTGCACCGCTTCAAAGTATCCGCGATAACTACGAAAAAATCGTGCTGTCCCTTGAGCAGGGTCTTGATGCTTCCTACGACGGCATCAAATCCGAGAACCTCATCGACTGGCTGCTCAGCGAATAAGCACTGCATTTTCGGAGCAAAATCAAAAGTTTTTGCAGTTCAAGTCGGAAACTTCCTTAAACAGAACACTTTCGGACTTGCAAATAGATACAATTGAAGATTCAAAGCATCTGTCTACGGACAGGTGCTTTTCTTTTGCCCATTTTTAAGGAGAGTGATGTCAATGGGTATTTTTTCAGGGCTGTTCAAATCCAGGGACAAGCCTCAAAACCGCACGGCAGGAAGTGGCTATGCCTTTTTCATGGGTGGTACTACCTCCGGCAAAGCGGTGACAGAACGCACCGCCATGCAGATGACTGCCGTGTATTCCTGCGTCCGTATCTTGTCGGAAGCTGTCGCAGGACTGCCGCTGCACCTTTATAAATACACGGACAGCGGCGGCAAGGCAATGGCGCTCGAGCATCCGCTCTACCACTTGCTCCACGATGAGCCGAACCCGGAAATGAGCTCCTTCGTATTCCGGGAAACGCTCATGACGCACCTACTCCTCTGGGGCAACGCTTACGCTCAGATCATCCGAAACGGCAAGGGCGAAGTGGTGGCGCTGTACCCGCTTATGCCCAACCGCATGGAGGTCAACCGGGATAAAAACGGCAAGCTCTACTACCTATATTCTACCCAGTCCGAAGATGCACCAACCATGAAAGGCTCAACGGTCTATCTTGATCCAGCCGAAGTGCTTCACATTCCCGGTTTGGGTTTTGACGGCTTGGTGGGCTACAGTCCCATCGCTATGGCAAAGAACGCCATTGGCATGGCGATTGCCTGTGAGGAATACGGTGCAAAGTTCTTTGCCAATGGGGCCGCCCCGGGCGGTGTGTTAGAACACCCCGGTACGATTAAGGATCCGCAGCGTGTGCGTGAGAGCTGGCAGTCCACCTTCGGTGGCAGCGGAAACGCAAACAAAATCGCCGTACTGGAAGAAGGCATGAAATATACGCCAATCGGCATCTCGCCGGAGCAGGCGCAGTTCCTCGAAACACGAAAATTCCAAATCAATGAGATCGCTCGAATTTTCCGAGTGCCGCCCCACATGGTGGGTGACCTGGAAAAGTCGAGCTTTTCTAATATTGAGCAGCAGTCCCTTGAGTTCGTGAAATACACCCTTGACCCTTGGGTCATCCGCTGGGAGCAGTCCATTCAGCGGTCACTCCTGTCCAAGGACGAAAAAGCCATGTATTTCGTGAAGTTCAATCTGGAAGGCTTGCTTCGCGGCGATTACCAGAGCCGCATGAATGGGTACGCCATAGGCCGCCAGAACGGCTGGATGTCCGCCAACGACATCCGAGAGCTGGAAAACCTCGACCGTATCCCGGAGGAGGACGGCGGCGACTTATACCTCATCAACGGCAATATGCTCCCGCTGCAAAACGCCGGAGCTTTTGCAAATATCAACACCGATAACGGAAAGGAGGAAAAATCCGATGAAGAAGTTCTGGAATTGGAAAAACAGGACAGTGACCAACGAGGAGACGCAGGAACAGATCCAAGAGAGAACCCTGTTCTTAAACGGCACGATCGCTGAGGAGAGCTGGTTTGACGATGATGTCACGCCGCAGCTTTTCAAGGATGAGCTGATGTCCGGCGCCGGGAATATCACTGTCTGGATCAACTCGCCCGGTGGTGACTGCGTGGCAGCCGCCCAAATCTACAATATGCTGATGGACTACCACGGTGACGTCACAGTCAAGATTGACGGTATTGCCGCCTCTGCCGCATCCGTCATTGCGATGGCAGGTACGAAGGTGCTCATGTCGCCCACGGCGCTCATGATGATCCACAACCCCTTGACGGTCGCTATCGGTGACAGCGAGGAGATGCAGAAGGCAATCGATATGCTCTCCGAAGTCAAGGAAAGCATCATCAATGCCTACGAGATCAAGACCGGCCTGTCCCGTGCCAAACTCAGCCACCTCATGGATGCCGAGACCTGGATGAATGCCAACAAGGCTGTGGAGCTGGGCTTTGCCGATGATTTGCTGTTCAAGGCAGACGGTGAAAGCGCCGCTGCGGAGGACAGCTTCGTGTTCAGCCGCAGAGCCGTCACCAACTCGCTCATGTCCAAGGTCAAGAGCCATCACACCCCGTCCGAACCTGCGAAACCCGCAGGCACACCCATCTCCGAGCTCGAAAAGAGACTCGCACTTATCAAACCTTAAGGAGGATACAAACAATGAGTAAGATCAACGAACTGCGCGCACAGCGTGCAAAGACCTGGGAGCAGACGAAGGCGTTCCTCGACTCCCACAGAAGTGACAAAGGCGTCCTCTCCGCCGAGGACACCGCCACCTATGAGAAGATGGAACAGGAGATCGTCGACCTCGGCCGTGAGATCGAGCGCCAGGAGCGTCTGGACGCTTTTGAGCGTGAACTGAACACTCCGGTCAATACCCCCATCACCCAGAAGCCCGACACCGCAAAGGTAGACACCAAGACCGGCCGTGCTTCCGACGCCTATAAGAAGGCGTTCTGGGCACAGTCCCGCACCAAGGGCGGTATGCTGACTGCAGAAATCCGCAACGCTCTGCAGGAAGGCGTGGACAGTGAGGGCGGCTACCTCGTTCCCGAAGAATTCGAGCAGACCCTGGTGCAGTCCCTTTCCGCAGAGAATGTGGTCAGAAGCCTGGCTCATGTCATTACCACTGCGTCCGGCAGTCACAAGATCCCCATCGTCGCCACCAAGGGCACTGCCGCCTGGGTCGATGAGGAAGGCACCATTCCCGAAGGCGACGATGCTTTCGGTCAGCAGCTCATCGGCGCACACAAGGTCGCTACCATGATCAAGGTGTCCGAGGAGCTTCTGAACGACTCTGCCTTTGACCTGGAAGACTACTTCCGCACCGAGTTTGCCCGTCGCATCGGCAACAAGGAGGAAGAAGCGTTCCTCACCGGCGACGGCAGCGGCAAGCCCACGGGTATTTTCAATGCCACGGGCGGCGGTCAGCTTGGCGTCACGGCGGCTTCCGCGACCGCTATCACCGCAGACGAGCTGATCGACCTGTTCTACTCTCTGAACAGCGCCTATCGCAAGAATGCCGTGTGGCTTCTGAACGACTCCACCATGAAGAACATCCGCAAGCTGAAGGACTCCAACGGACAGTATCTGTGGCAGCCCGCTCTGCATGAGGGCGGTTTTGATACGCTGCTCGGCAAGCGTATCTACACCTCTCCCTATGCGCCGGAGCTGGCGGCTGGTCAGAAGACCGTTGCTTTCGGCGACTTCAACTACTACTGGATTGGTGACCGCCTGGGTATTACCTTCAAGCGTCTGAACGAGCGCTTTGCGGAGACCGGTCAGATCGGTTTCATCGCATCCAAGCGCCTGGACGGCAAGCTCATTCTGCCCGAAGCTATCAAGGTGCTGCAGCAGAAGGGCACTGCCTCTTCCGGCACCTAATGAAAGGAGGCGGCGGTGATGGACGAGCTTCTTTCCAAAGTAAAAGCCAACCTTATCCTGGAACATACGGCGGATGATGCCTTGCTGAAAAGCTACATCACCGCCGCTGTTTCTTATGCCGAAAGCTACCAGCACATCCCGGAGGGCTACTACAAGGAGAATCCCATGCCGCCCACCACAGAGCAAGCCGTCATCATGCTGTCATCCCACTTCTATGAAAGCCGGGACGGCAGCACGGGCGGCTTCTTTGCGGATAACACCGGAGCGGCACAGCAGGTGTGGAACACGGTCAATCTGCTGCTCCGCTTGGATAGGCGGTGGCAGGTATGAGTTTCGGAAAGATGAACGGCTTTGCAGACATCGTAGAAACCCGTCAAATCAAGGACAGCGAGGGCTTCACCCATTCCGAGAATGAAGTCCTCGCTTCCGTCCGTGTGTACCGGGAAGGTCGGCATGGCAGTCAGCGTTGGGCGAACCTCGCCGCATTCAGTGAAGCGACCGACCTGTTCCGCTTTCGATGTATTCCTGGGCTGACGGTCACTACCGACCAGTTTCTCATCTGCGATGACTGTCGCTACGACATTGTGTCCGTGGAGGATGTAAAGGGGCGTGGGATGTATATCGAAGTTTTAGCGAAAAGGAGTGAACCTACCATTGGCAAAAGCTGAAATGAAAATGCCGGAGGATTTCCTTCTGAAGATATCCAAGCTCGGCAGCAACTTTGACAGCGTGGCGGATACCGTTCTGCAGGCCGGTGGCGATGTGGTGCTGAAGAAAGTCAAGAGCAATCTTTCCTCCGTTATTGGCAGAGGGACAAAATTCAAATCCCGCGCCACGGGTGAACTGGAAGGTGCGCTCGGTCTTTCTCCCTCCAAGCTGAACCGGGACGGCAACCACGACATCAAGGTCGGTTTCGCCGAACCTCGCTCGGACGGCGGCAGCAACGCCAAGCTGGCCAACATTCTCGAATACGGCAAGCACGGTCAGCCTGCAAAACCGTTTCTGAAACCTGCAAAAACCGCATCCCGACAAGAATGCATCGATGCCATGACCAAGGCATTGGATGAGGAGGTGGAAAAGCTGTGAGCCTGCTATCCGATTTACAAACCATCGCCGAAAGCTGCGGCGTATCCGTGGAAACGGGTGTGTTCTCCGGCAAAGCCCCGGACACCTATCTGGTGCTTACTCCAATGTCTGACGGTTTCGAGCTCCACGCCGACAACGCTCCCGGCTGTGAGACACAGGAGGCACGGCTGTCCCTCTTCACAAAGGGCAGTTACACCAAACCGAAAAGTGTACTCGTCCGTGCCTTGCTGGGTGCGGACTTTTATATTACCGACCGCCGGTACATCGGCTTTGAAACCGAGACCGGCTACCATCACTACGCCATTGACGTGGCGCAAATCTACGAACTGGAGGAATAAGTTATGGCGACTATCGGTCTTGACAGACTGTATTACGCAAAAATCACCGAGAACGATGCCGGTGAGGAAACCTACGGTACACCGGAGCAGCTTGCGAAAGCCATCTCCGCTGACCTTTCGGTGGAACTGGCGGAGGCGACGCTCTATGCCGATGACGGCGCTTCGGAGATCGTGAAGGAATTCAAATCCGGCACACTCTCCCTCGGCATTGACGATATCGGCTCTACGGCGGCATCCGACCTCACGGGTGCGACCATCGACAAAAACAAGGTGCTCATTTCCGCATCTGAGGACGGCGGTGATCCCGTGGCGGTGGGCTTTCGTGCCAAGAAGTCCAACGGCAAGTACAAGTATTACTGGCTGTACCGAGTGAAATTCGGTATTCCGGCGACGAACCTTGCCACCAAGGGCGACAGCATTACCTTTTCTACGCCGACCATCGAGGGTACCATTCTGCGCCGCAACAAGGCAGACGCAGGCGGCAAGCACCCGTGGAAAGCAGAGGCACTGGAGGGCGATGTGACCGCTGCGACTATCACGAACTGGTATAAGGAAGTCTATGAGCCGACCTATACCACGACACCCGAAAAACAGGGTTAACGGAGGTAACACACAATGGATAACGAGAGAACTGCAGTCATCACCATCGGTGACGAGGAATACACACTCCTGCTTACCACCAAGGCAACTAAAGAGATCGCCGGTCGATACGGCGGTCTGGAAAACCTCGGCGAGAAGCTGATGAAGTCCGAGAACTTTGAAATGGCCATCGGAGAGATCGTGTGGCTTATCACGCTTCTGGCGAATCAGAGCATCCTCATTCACAACCTCAAGGAAAAGGAACACCCCAAGGAGCTGCTCACCGAAGATGTGGTGGAGCTTCTGACCACGCCCCTCGACCTTGCCGGATACAAAACCGCCATTACGGAAGCTCTCTACAAGGGTACCAAGCGGAATGTGGAAAGTGAGAAAGACGCAAAAAACGCACAAGTCGGGTAACAGTCTCCGATGCGGAGCTGTTTACCCGGCTTCTTTATTACGGCCTTGCCCACCTTCATCTCAGCCAGGATGAAGTGTGGCTGATGCCGTTTGGACTTCTGCTGGATCTGTGGGAGTGCCACAAGCAGTATAACGGGCAGGCTATTCCTGCTCACGAACACTACATTGACGATATTATCCCGGACGGCATTTAAGGAGGTGACGGCGAATGGCAGATAGTTTCGGACTGAAGATCGGTCTTGAGGGCGAAAAGGAGTTCAAAAAAGCACTTGCAGACATCAACCAGTCCTTCAAGGTGCTCGGCTCCGAAATGAAGCTCGCCACCTCTCAGTTCGATAAAAATGACAAATCCGTGGAGGCTCTCGCCGCACGGAACAAGGTGCTGCGAAAAGAGATCGACGAGCAGACAACAAAAATCGACACCCTTCGCAAGGCTCTGCAGAACGCCGCCACCTCCTTTGGAGAGAACGACCGCCGCACCCAGAACTGGCAGATCCAGCTCAACAATGCCGAAGCCGCCCTCAACGACATGAACCGTGAGCTGGACGAGAACGAGAAAGCCATCAAGGAGGGCGGCAAGGCTGCGGAGGAATCCGGCAGTAAGTTTGAAGGCTTCGGCAAGGTTCTTAAAACCGTAGGTGTGGCGCTCGGTGCCGTAGCTGTCGCCGCAGGTGCCGCCGCCGTGAAGCTCGGCAAAGAGGTCATCGCTGCCTATGCGGACTATGAGCAGCTGGTCGGCGGCGTTGACACGCTGTTCAAGGACTCCTCGCAGGAGATCCAACGGTACGCCGCCAACGCATACAAAACGGCAGGACTTTCCGCCAATGAGTACATGGAGACGGTCACGGGCTTCTCCGCAAGCCTGATCCAGTCTCTCGGCGGTGATACCGAGAAAGCCGCAAAGTATGCGGATATGGCAATCACGGATATGTCCGACAACGCCAATAAGATGGGCACGGATATGTCCTCCATTCAGAATGCCTATCAGGGTTTTGCCAAGCAGAACTACACGATGCTCGACAACCTCAAACTGGGCTACGGCGGCACAAAACAGGAAATGGAACGACTGCTTGCCGATGCGGAGAAGATATCCGGTGTCAAGTATGACATCTCCTCCTACGCAGATGTGGTGGAAGCCATCCATGTTATGCAGGAGAGCATGGACATTGTGGGCACAACTGCCAAGGAAGCGGAAGCCACCATTTCCGGCTCTGTCAATGCGCTGAAATCCGCCGTGTCGAACCTCATCGTAGGCTTCGGCGATGCGGACGCTGACATGGAGCTGCTGTGCAACAACATGGTGGATGCCTTCAAGACCGTGGTGGCAAACATCATCCCGGTTATTGAGAACATCGTGACGGCTCTGCCCACGGCGCTGGACGCTCTGCTGACGGCTGTGGGTGAACTGCTGCCCACACTGCTGGAGGCGGTCACCGAGTTGTTCTCACAGGTGCTGGAAACGCTGCTTTCTTTGCTTCCGCAGCTTATCCCGGCGGCTGTGTCTGCACTCATGACCATCGTGAACACGCTGATTGAGAATCTGCCCCTGCTTATTGACGCTGCGGTTCAGTTGGTGTCTACACTTGTGACCGGCATTGCGGATGTGCTGCCCACGCTCATTCCGGCAGCGGTACAGGCTATCGTCACCATCGCACAAGGTCTGGTGGACAGTCTGCCAATGCTTCTGGATGCCGCGCTGCAGCTTATTACGGGATTGGCGCAAGGGCTTCTGGACGCAATACCCGTGTTGATCGCCGCTCTGCCGGAGATCATCAACGGTATCATTACCTTTCTGCTGGACTCCATCCCGCAGATCATTGAAACGGGCATCCAGCTTCTGACTTCGCTGGTGACTGCCTTGCCGGATATCATTATGGCAATCGTGGAAGCTATCCCGAAAATCATTGATGGCATTATCAACGCGGTGCTGAATGCGATACCGCTCATTATTCAAGCGGGCATCGACCTGCTGATCTCGCTGATACAGGCTTTGCCGCAGATCATCACGACCATCGTGCAGGCCATTCCGCAAATCATCTCCGGCATTGTCAATGCTCTGGTCGGAAACATCGATAAAATCATCATGGCAGGTGTGCAGTTGTTCGTTGCACTGATTGAAAACCTGCCCACCATCATCGTGGAGATCGTCAAGGCTGTGCCGCAGATCATTGCGGGCATCGTGAAAGCCTTCGGCTCTCTGATGTATAAGATCGTGGAGATCGGCGGCAACATCGTCAAGGGACTGTGGAGCGGCATTACCCAGCTTGCCTCGTGGCTGTGGGATAAAGTGTCCGGGTGGATCTCCTCCATCTGGGACGGCATCTGCGATTTCTTTGGTATCCATTCGCCCTCGAAGGAGATGGCGTGGGTCGGCGAAATGTTGGTCAAAGGTCTTGCAGGCTCCATTGACGATAACGGCGATGAAGCGGTCAAAGCCGCCGAAGGAATGGCGGAGGACATCAACGGTGTCATGGGCGACCTTGCCCACGATATGCAGACGGCTCTGCCCACCGACTTTGACGTGACCGGCTCTATCCGCACAGCAGTGGACGGTGTGGTCGGAAAGGCGGCATCCGCTTTCACCATTGCCCTGAACATTACGAATTTCAACAATTACAGCAGCGAGGACATCCGTCAGCTCACCAACGAAGTCATGGAAACGGCGAACCAGTTCGCCCAGCGGAAAGGAGTGGTATTCGCATGAGCTATTTTACTTACAACGGCCGCAGTTCCGCTGATTTCGGTCTGCATATTGAGAAGAAGGACGTGTTCTCCGCACCGGAGTACGATGCGGAGTTCATTTCCATTCCCGGCAGGAGCGGTGACATCATCAATCCGAACCGCCGCTTTGCCAACATCAAAGTGACCTACACGGTGTTCCTCGCTCGGAAGAACGCAGCCGCCCTTGCTTCCGTTCTGCGTGACATCAAGGGCTGGCTTTATTCCGAGCCGGACAGATACCACGAAATCACCGACTCTTACGATGCGGAGTATTTCCGCTACGGTGTCATCTCCGGCAATCTGGACATTGAGGAGCAGCTGAACAAGGTCGGCAGCTTTACCGTGACCTTCAACTGCAAGCCTTTCAAATACAGCTTTGCGGGGCAGCAGGCGGTGGTAGTAGACGCATCCGAACTGACGATTACAAATCCGACGGCTTTTGAGAGCCAACCGTATATTAAGCTCTATGGCAGCGGTACGGTGGTAATAATGATACAGCCCCAAGGCCGTGGCATGATGATTTCCAATCTGGATGAGTACATTGAAATCGACAGTGAATTGATGAACTGCTTCAAAGACACCATCCTCAAAAACGATAAGGTTAAAGGTACGGAGTTTCCCGTTCTCAAGCCGGGTGTTTGCACCATCAACTGTACCGGCGATGTAACGAGAATCGAGGTCATTCCAAGGTGGTGCTGTCTGTAAGGTCGTTCCTGATTGTAAGCGGTAAAAAAACTCAAAAAGACATGGGGTCTAATGCTTTTAAAAAGAACGAAAAAACGGAATTTACCTCTATTCAAACATACAAGCTCTTGACAATAAAGCTCCTATATAGTATAATTTAATAAACTACTATATAGGAGCATTTGCATGAAAACAAATGGCGGATTTCTTGTCACCAAAATAAAACAACTTGGAGACCGGATTTTTGAGAAGATTCTCAGCGAAAAGAATATTGATGCGTTCAATGGAGCCCAGGGGCGCATTCTTTATGTGCTGTGGCAGGAGGATGGAATCTCGATCAGGTCACTCTCGGTCAAATGCGGATTAGCGATAACATCTCTTACGACGATGCTGGAAAGAATGGAACATCAAGGACTGATAAGCCGTGTTCAGTCTGAAACGGACAAAAGGAAAACACTCCTGTTTCTGACTGAGAAAGCACATGCCTTAAAGGGCGAGTACGATTCTGTATCTGATGAGATGGGCAGCATTTACTACAAGGGTTTTTCAGAGGAAGAAATTACCCGGTTTGAGGAATGCCTCGACCGCATCAGAAAGAATCTTGAGGAGTGGCAGAAGTCATGAGTATTTGTATCAAAGATCAGATTCAGAACATGAATCTCGTCATCGGCTGCACAGTGGGGTGTGCATATTGCTATGCCCGCAACAATGTGAAACGCTGGCATATGATCGATGACTTTGCTGATCCTGATTTCTTTCCGGGTAAGCTCAAGATGATGGAAAAGAAACGTCCGCAAAACTTTCTTCTTACCGGCATGAGCGATCTCTCCGGATGGAAGCCGGAATGGAGAGACGAGGTATTTGCAAAGATCCGTGAAAATCCACAGCATCAGTTCCTGTTCCTTACCAAGCGCCCCGATCTGCTGGATTTTGATACCGATCTGGAAAACGCATGGTTTGGCGTTACGGTGACGAGGAAAGCCGAACTGTGGCGTATCGACGCCCTTCGGAAAAACATCAGAGCAAAGCATTACCATGTTACCTTTGAACCGTTATTCGACGATCCCGGTACAGTTGACCTTTCCGGAATCAACTGGATCGTTGTCGGCACTATGACCGGGGCTCAGAGCAGAAAGATTCATACGGAGCCGGAATGGGCATGGTCTCTGACGGATCAGGCACACGCATTCGGCATTCCGGTGTTTATGAAGGAAGACCTTGTCCCTATCATAGGGGATGAAAATATGATTCAGGAAATGCCGGAAGAATTCAATAAAGTGTTAGAGGTACAGAGATCATGGCAGAAGTAATCGATGGAATTCTCATTCGTGAGGTGGAAACAAAGAACATCATGACCAAGTCCAGTCTGCCGGTAGGCGGTTACTCGGTCAATCCCTATGTGGGCTGTACACATGCCTGCAAGTATTGCTATGCTTCTTTTATGAAGCGCTTTACCGGACACACAGAGGAATGGGGCACTTTCCTTGATGTGAAGCATTGGCCGGAAATTAAAAATCCGAAGAAATATGCCGGACAGCGGGTGGTTATCGGTTCTGTGACGGATGGCTACAATCCACAGGAGGAGCAATTCGGGAATACCAGAAAACTTCTGGAGCAGTTGATTGGCAGTGACGCAGATATTTTGATCTGCACAAAGTCTGATCTTGTGGTACGGGATATTGATCTGCTGAAGAACCTTGGACGAGTGACCGTTTCATGGTCGATCAACACACTGGATGAAAATTTCAAGAACGATATGGACTCTGCTTCGAGCATTGAGCGGCGCATCGCTGCTATGAAGCAGGTATATGATGCAGGTATCCGTACAGTCTGTTTCGTATCCCCGGTATTCCCCGGGATCACTGACTTTGAAGCCATCTTTGAGCGGGTAAAGGATCAGTGCGATCTGTTCTGGCTCGAAAATCTCAATCTTCGGGGCGGCTTCAAAAAGACGATTATGGATTATATCGCCGGAAAATATCCTGACCTTGTACCGCTTTACGATGAGATCTATAACAAGCATAACCGCAGCTACTTTGAAGCGCTTGAAGTAAAAGCTGAGGAAATGGCTAAGAAGTATGATTGTCCCTTTGTGGATAATGAAATGCCTTATGGCAGAGTCCCGCAGGGACATCCGGTGATCGTAGATTATTTCTATCATGAGGAAATCCGAGGGACAGAGAATACCGGAAAAAGAAATCGTTAAACAGAAATTTGACCGAGCTCTTTGAACGAGGGAGACTCCTCGTCCGAAGAGCAAGAAGGTGCAGCCGAGAAAACTTGGAGCAATTCCGGTTTGTCGAACAACAAACGAATCACTTTTATTACACCACCAGGGAGAAATCCCCGGTGGTATTTTTATGCCCGGAAGGAGGTGGTTTTCATGATCCCGGTGCTTTATTTGCCCAACGCTGCGGACTTTTCCTCCTTCGGTCTTGGTGTGCTGACGGACACCATTTCCTGCGAAGTGACCGAAGAGCGGAACGGTGTGTTTGAGTGCCTGCTCAAATACCCGGTGAGCGGTCAGCACTATGGGCTTATCACCAAGGAATGTATCATCAAGGCAAAGCCCAATGACACCGCCGCCGACCAGGCGTTCCGCATTTATCGCATCACGAAGCCCTTAAACGGCATCGTCACCATCTACGGTCAGCACATCTCGTATGACCTCGCCAATATTCCGGTGATGCCGTTTTCGACGGAGAGCCGTTCTCCGCAGCTTATCCTCTCGCAGCTTCTTGCCGGAGATACACGCTTCACGGGCTGGACGGACTACTCGGATGCAAAGGCGTTTTCCGTCACGCAGCCGAAAAGCGTCCGTGCCTGCCTCGGAGGTACGGAAGGCTCAATGCTCTCCAAATGGCACGGCGAGTTTGAATGGGACAACTTCACGGTGAAGTTCCATTCGCACCGTGGGCAGAAGACCGGCGTAATCATTGAATACGGCAAGAACCTCACCGCCCTGGAGCAGGACGAGGACAACAGCGGTGTATATACCGCACTGCTCCCGTATGCCGTGTACACCCCGGAAGGCTCGGACACCGAAACGGTGGTCACGCTGCCGGAGGTAACGCTCCCCATTGTGACCTCGGAGATCGTCCGGGCAAAAACGCTCATCATGGATTTCTCCGACCAATTTGACGGAGTTGTGACCGAGGATGCCCTCCGAGCGAAAGCCAACAGCTACATCAAAGCCAATCCGCTGGGAGCGACCATCCCCACGGTGAAGGTGTCCTTTGAGCCGCTCTGGAAACAACCGGAGTATTCGGCACTCCTGGAGCGGGTCAACCTCTGCGATACCGTCACCATCCGGCACTCGCTTCTGGGTGTCAGCGTGTCGGCTATGGTCATCGAAACCGTATACGACACTCTTGCCGAACGGTATGTGAGCATTTCCCTCGGTCAGAGCAAGTCCAGTATGATCACCACCATTTCCGAGGTGCAGTCCACGGTCGACAAGGTGGAGTCCACGGTGGGACGCTTTCCAAAGCTGCTTCAAACCGCCATCGGTAAAGCCACCGGGCTTATCACCGGCCAGAGCGGCGGCTATGTGGTTGTTAGCACAGACAGCGAAAGCGGGCAGCCCTATGAGCTGCTCATTCTGGACGCTCCCTCCATTGACGAAGCCGTGAATGTCTGGCGGTGGAATGTGGGCGGTCTAGGCTTTTCCCGTAACGGCTACAACGGTCCCTACGAAACCGCCATCACGGCAGACGGGCAGATCGTCGCAGACTTCATCACCTCTGGCTCCTTGGTGGCGAACATCATCAAGGCCGGTGTCATCCAGTCTCAGGACGGCTCGTCCTGGTGGGATTTGGAGAGCGGCGAGGTCGTGCTTCGTGCCTACGCCACCAGCAAGGAGGTCACCGAGGTCAGCGACCGCATTACCACCATTGAGGAGCAGAAAATGCTCCGGCTGGTTATCATCTCGTCCAACGGGAACATCTTCAAGAACGGCAATGTAAAAACGCTGCTTTCCGCCAAGGTGTACTCCTGGGACGAGGACATCACCGACACGCTGGATGCCAACCAGTTTGTCTGGACAAGGGTGTCTGAGGATACGGAAGCGGACAAGGTCTGGAACGAGCAGCATTTCGGCGGCGCAAAGTCCGTGGTCATCACCGGTGCGGATGTCAAAGTCCGCGCCACTTTTTATTGTGACCTCATCGACACCACGACCAGGCAGAGCCTGTTATAACGGAGGAATTCACTATGGCAACCACAGAACCCACAACAGAAACCAGCACAGTGCCCGTTCCTGATACAACAACTTTAAAGGAGGCTTCTCACATGAGCAAAGCACAAGGCCAGTTTACCATCATCGACTACAACGACGCACTGACGCTGACGGGGTACATCGGATCGAACCTCGCCAAGACTCAGATGTATAACCCCGACAACGGCAGTTACACCCCCGACTGGAAAACGAAGAACCTCGTTCTGACGCCCAGTCTGTATGTCATCGGCACCACCGCCGACCAGATCGCTACCGCCAATGTCACTTCGGTCAAGTGGTATGTGGGCGACAGTAACACCGCCATCACCGCAGGTACGAACTACGCTCTCAGCGGTGCCAAGAGCCACATTCTCACGGTCAAGGCCAATGTCATGGCGGAGTTGCCCGGTATCGACTACCGTTGCGTCATCACCTACAAAGACGAAAGCACCGGACTGTCGCTGACCCATCCGCTGACCATTTCCTTCTCCCGTGTGGTCAACGGCTCCGGCATCGTAGACCTGCTGGTCACCACGCCCAACGGAAATGTGTTCAAGAACGAGGAGGTCGCCAGTCTGACCGCCAAGGCCGAGCTGTGGCGCGGCTCTACGGTGGACACCACCAAGGTCAGCTACAAGTGGGCGGTCATGGACGCTTCCGTCACCGCTACTTCTTCCACCGGCTATGATGTGGACTTCGGTATCGGCTGGCGCAAGCTCTCGGATACCGCCGACAAATACACCGGCACGACCACCAATACCCTCACGGTCTATGCAACAGCGGTAAATAGCTACGCCGTGTTCAAATGCTGTGCCCAGGACACGGATTCCGCATCCGCTTCTTATAACACGAAGTTTTTCGATGTGGCGACCTTCATCGACAACTCCGACCCGTTGCAGATCATCGTCACCTCCACGGGCGGCGATGTGTTCAAGAACGGCCAGGGCACGACTGTGCTGACCGCCGTCTGCTACCAGGCGGGCTCCGAGGTGGATGCGGCCGGGAACGGCAGTTACACCTGGACGAAGTACAACAAGGATGGCGCAATCGATACCTCTTGGGGTACCAACGGCAGCAAGACCGGCAAGACCCTGTCGGTGTCCAGCACCGATGTGGATACCAAGGCAACCTTTATGGTCGTTGTGGCGCTTTGAGGAGGTGGTGAGATGATCGCATCAGCACAGTTCACGATTATCAGTCTCTGCGATGTGGTCACCTCGGACACGCCGCCGGAGAACCCCTATGAGGGGCAGCTCTGGGTGGATACTTCCGTGACCCCGCCGGAAACGAAGATATGGGACGGAAATGAATGGGTGGTGCAGAACGACATTGAAACGATCCGCACCACCATTTCCATTCTGACCGAGAAGGACGCACAGTTCCAGCAGACCATCGACGGGCTGAACAGCTATGTGGCGACCCTCACCGAAACCGTGGAAACAGTGTCCAACGACCAAGGCATCCTGGAGGAACGGGTGCTGAACTCCGAAAGCCGTGTTTCGGAATTGGAACACACGGTGGATGGACTGTCCGTCACCATGCAGGAGCAGTACATCGGCGGCATCAACTATGTGCAGAACTCTTCCGGGCTGAACGGCATCACGGATGATTGGAGCTACTCCGGTACGGTAAAAACCGACACCTCCACCGATACGCAGAACAACACCATTTCCGACTCCTGCTTTGTGTTGGGCGCATACTCCTCGTTGTCGCAGTACATCCGAGGGGTGGTTCCCGGCACTTATACGATCTCGGTTCGGGCAAAGAAAACCTCGACCATGTCCGGGTATTTCTATGTGACCTACAACGGGAACAAAACCAAGTACCTGTTCAATAAGTCCACGGCGTTTGACTGGACGGATTACTCCGTAACGCTCACGGATGTGACCGACCCCACGTTGCGTATTTACTGCTACTGTCGGGATGCGTCCATTTATCTCGCCGACATCATGATTTCCGAAGGAGCGATTCCCCGAAAGTGGACGCCTGCTCCCAACGAGATCTACACGCAGGAGGTCAAGATCGACAAGCGGGGCATTGAGGTATCCAACAGCGCATCGTCTCAGCGGACGGTCATCACGAACACGGAGTTCGCCGGTTATTACAACGATGAGGTGATCTTTACCCTGAACAAGGACGAAACGCAGACTAAGAAAACCACGGTAGACGGCGAGCTGACCGTGGGCAAAACGAAGTTTGTCCCGATGCCGACGGCGTCCGAAGGGCTGAACATCGTCATTCTGGATTAAGGAGGGAAAGCTATGGCAACTTGGAAAAGCGCGGCATACGATGGGCGCTATCTTCAACTGGACATTTCAGAAAGCGTGAATGTGGTCGGTAACAGCTCGACACTTTCCTGGACGCTGACCTCTACCGGTGGCGCATCCACTTACTACACCATTGACACGACCACTGTAACGATCAATGGTACGACCGTATACTCAAAGGGCCGTACCTATTGGGATGACCGTGTTTTCCCGGCAAAGAAAGGTTCTGTCAGTGGCACGATTACTGTGGCTCATGACAGCAACGGCAGCAAAACGATCACGGTCGGATTCTCGACCCGTGTGTATATCTACGGTTCACAGGAATACGGCGGCAGCATGACGCTGACTACCATTGACCGCTCTGCTCCCACAGTTACATTCAGTACATCGAATGTCACGGCAAACGGGTTCAAAATTTCCGCTACATCCTCTGCCACGGCGGACATCTGGCAGTACAGCACAAACGGCGGTTCGAGCTGGACGCAGTTCTCAACGACGGCATCCACCAGCGCCAGCGTAACATTGTCCTCGCTTTCGCCGAACACAAACTACACGGTGAGGATCAGAGCAAGGCGGCAATACAACCATGTCTACGGCACTTCCGGCAGTTCCACGGTCAAGACGCTGGGCGGTGCTGTGGTGAATAGTGTCAACACGGTGACGGCGGACAATGCCACGGTTTCCATTACCATCAATGTGACCGTGTACGAAGCCTCCTACACCAATACGCTGGTGCTCAAAAACGGCAGCGCGACCATCTTGACTATTTCTGGGCTTTCCTGGTCGAAGGGCACGGCGAACCGCACAGTCACGCTGACATCGGCGCAGAGGACGGCACTGCTGAATGCAATGGCATCCATCAAGTCGTTCACAGGTACCTTTGCGGTTTCGTCTTACAGCGGGTCTACGCAGATCGGCAGCACCTCAAGCAAGACTGCCACGGTACTGACCACGGCAACCAATTCCGCTCCGACCATAAGCGGATTCACTTATGCCGACAGCTACACGACTACAAAGAACCTCACGAGCAACGATCAGCTGTTCGTACAGGACTACTCAACCCTCAAGGTCACCCCCGGAACGGCGACTGCGAAGAACGGAGCGTCCATTTCTAACTACACCGCTTCCTGCAACGGTTTATCCGCATCCAATTCGACCGGCACTGCAATTACGGTCGGAAAGATCGCCAAGTCCGGCAGCGTGACGGTCACGCTCTCGGTCACGGACTCCCGCGGCTACACCGCCGAAACTTCACGGACGGTAACAGTCATTCCGTACACCAAGCCGAAAATATCCTCGATAACGCTCCGGCGAACCAACGATATCGAAGCGGAAATGCAGCTCAAATTCAGTGGCTCTATTTCTGCTGTGACCGTAGACGGGACGCAGAAAAACAGCGTGGTTTATGTGAGGTATCGTTACAAGAAAACCAGTGAGAGCAGCTACGGCAGCTACACCAGCATCTATTCCGGCACGACAAAAAGCGGAACCTCTTTCAGCTACTCCAATTTGGAACTGTGCAGTCTGGATGCAAACAGCTCCTATGACTTTCATCTACAGATCCAAGACAAACTCTATTCTTTGAGCAGTCTGGATCTGTATTTTACTGTACCGCAAGGGACTCCGCTCATTGCGCTTCGTAAAAAGAAAGTCGGCATCAACACGCCGGAGCCACAAGCCATGCTGGATGTTGCCGGGGATATGCGGGTGGATGGCTCACCCCTTGCGGATTTTGTCATTCAGCAAGGGACAAGCGGCATCTGGAATTACCGTAAATGGAAAAGCGGTACAGCGGAATGTTGGGGTCAGTATTCCTTTACGACCGCCATTTCGACGGCATGGGGTGTGCTCTATGAGAGCGGCGCAATTGCGCTCCCTAATTTTCCATTTACCTTCGCGGAAATTCCTCATGTCCATATCTCCACGGAGAACAGCAATTACGCCATGTTTGTGGAGCGTGGCAGTTCAAGTAGCTGGTCTACAACGACCAACCCCGGAAAGATATTTGCCGTAAGACCAAATACGGTACCATCGGCAACCTACAAGGTATCAATCTATGCCATCGGAAAAGTGTGACGCTCCGGCGTCACTTTTTTCATACCCATTTTTAATTTCAAAGGAGGACAAACAACATGAAAGAATTCTGGACGACCATCCAGGTGGTATTCGCCGGTATCGGCGGCTGGCTCGGATGGTTCTTGGGAGGATGTGATGGCTTGCTGATCGCGCTTTTGGCCTTCGTAGTCATCGACTACATCACCGGCATCATGTGCGCTGTGGTGGATAAGAAGCTGTCCAGCGAAGTCGGTTTCAAGGGCATTTTCAAAAAGGTGCTCATCTTCGCCCTGGTCGGCATCGGGCATATTCTCGACACCCGTGTCATCGGCAGCGGCTCGGTGATGCGTACTGCCGTCATTTTCTTCTACCTATCGAACGAGGGCGTGTCCCTGTTGGAAAACGCCGCATACCTGGGACTGCCCATTCCGCAGAAGCTGAAATCCGTGCTGGAGCAGCTTCATGACCGCAGTGAAAAGGAGGATGAATAATATGGCTTACACAAACAGTTCCCTGGTGTCCTACACCAAACTCAGCCCGAACCACTCCGGGCAGCGTACCCACAGCATTGACCGCATCACGCCGCACTGCGTGGTGGGTCAGTGCTCCGTGGAAACGCTGGGCAACATCTTTTTGCCGACCTCGCGGCAGGCAAGCAGCAACTACGGCATCGGTGTCGACGGGCGGGTCGGAATGTATGTGGAAGAGAAAAACCGCTCCTGGTGTTCTTCTTCCGCAGCCAACGACCAGAGAGCCATCACTATCGAGTGTGCCAGCGACAACACCGAGCCTTACGCTTTTAAGGATGTGGTGTACCAGCGGCTCATCGAGCTTTGCACTGACATCTGCAAGCGCAACGGAAAGACGAAGCTGCTCTGGCTCGGCGATAAGGCCAAGACGCTGAACTACACGCCGAAATCTGACGAGATGGTGCTGACCGTCCACAGATGGTTTGCGAACAAGAGCTGCCCCGGCAACTGGATGTATGCCCGCATGGGCGATTTGGCATCCAAGGTCACGGCAGCTCTCGGCAGTGAGGTGAAGCCGGTTGACCCGGCCAAGCCCACCGGCTCTATCAAGGTCGGCGACCTCGTGACTATCACGGGCAGCACCTACTATGGCGGCAAATCCATTCCCGGCTGGGTGAAGAAGCTCCGCTGGTATGTGGTCGAGGTCAGCGGCGACCGTGCCGTCATCAACAAGGATGAATCCGGCAGGTACGCCATCATGTCGCCGGTCAAAACCTCGGCACTTACCGTGGCTGGCACGAAACCCGCCGAGGACTACCGCATTCACACCGTGGTACATGGCGACACCCTCTGGGGAATCGCCAAGAAGTATCTCGGCAACGGCAGCCGCTATAAGGAAATCGTCAGCCTGAATGGGCTGAAAAGCAATGTCATCTACAGCGGTATGAAGCTGAAGATCCCGAATAAGTAAACCGAACCTCATCACACGCCCTCTGCGGATTATTCCGTGGAGGGCGTTATTTTTTTGCCCATTTTACCCTGACAAAAGCGCCGTTTCTCTGGGTATAGCGAGAAACGCTATTTCTCAGGAATGAGGTATCAATCACTATGACAGACACGGAACGCTCACGAATTGTGGAACTCCAACACCAGGGCTACGGATATAAGAAAATATCCGCTATAACAGGGCTACCGCTAAACACAGTAAAGTCCTTTTGCGCCAGGCATCCTGTGCAGATCAAAGAGCTACCGAGTTCAAATGCCCTGTGTCGAAACTGCCTGGGTCCGCTTGAGCAGACACCGCATAAACGGAAAAGGATGTTCTGCTCCGATGCCTGCCGAATGGCGTGGTGGAACGCACATCCCGAAAGAGTGCAGCGAAAAGCGTACTACACACTCACTTGCCGACATTGCGGGAAGCAGTTTGAAAGCTATGGCAACAGCCATCGGGTGTTCTGCTCCCGTGACTGCTATTTGAAATTCCGCAGGAAGGAGGCCGACCATGAGTGATTACGATAAGCGTCTGTTTGCCTACCAGATGGCGATGGCACTCGCCCGGAGTATGCGTTCCAAGGGGCTGATATCAGCCAAAGAGTACGCTAAGATCGATACAATTATAGCCAACAAATACGGCATATCTTCGTGTAGTATATTCCGCTGAAATCACTGGATAAATCGTGTTTTTAGAGGTAATATGTCACACACCAAAGGGAGGTGAACCACATGGAGAGAGTTGTAGAAAGGGTCGATGCCCTAATACCCGCACAGCCGAAAGCTTTGCGTGTTTGCGCTTATGCCCGTGTTTCCACAGGAAAGGATGCCATGCTACATTCGCTGTCCGCTCAAGTCAGTTATTACAGTAAAATGATTCAGAGCCACAACGGGTGGATGTACTGCGGCGTTTACAGCGATGAGGCTGTGACCGGCACAAAAAGAGAACGAGCCGGGTTTCAGCACATGATTGAGGAGTGCCGCCAAGGGAACATCGATCTTGTTATTACGAAGAGCATATCCCGTTTCGCCAGAAATACGGTGACGCTTCTTCAGACTGTCCGAGAGCTGAAAAACCTGGGCGTAGATGTGTTCTTTGAAGAGCAACACATCCACACCATGAGTGCGGACGGTGAGCTGATGATGACCATCCTGGCGTCCTACGCACAGGAAGAGAGTTTGTCAGCCAGTGAAAATCAGAAATGGCGTGTCCGAAAAGCCTTTGAAAGCGGAGAAATCATCAACCTCCGCTTTTTGTTCGGCTATGACATCACACCGGACGGCATTCAGGTGAATGAGAAGGACGCTGCCATCGTCCGAGAGATATTTGCACGGTTCAACAGCGGCGAGAGCATGAGTTCCATCTGCCGTGACCTTGATGCCAGAGGACATAAAGGCGTTCTCGGCGGCACATGGTGTGCGGAGCGGATGCGGAATACCTTATCCAATGAAAAGTACCTCGGCAATGCACTCCTGCAAAAGCGATACCGCAACAACCACATTGAAAAGAAACTGTTACCCAATCGAGGAGAGCTTCCGATGTACTATGCCGAGGGAACGCATGAGCCAATCATCGACCAGGCAACATTTGATAAGGCACAGGAGCGGCTCAGAATACTGGCGCAACAGACTTCCACCCGCAAAAAACCGACTCATTCAGTTTTTTCGGGACTGATTCGCTGCGGACTGTGCGGCAACACCTATAAGCGCGTCACTTACCGCAAAAAGCATTACTGGAATTGCACTACATTCCAAACCAAAGGTAAATCTGAATGTGCTGCTAAGCGGATTCCAGAAGAAACGCTCGAAGTCCTCACCTGCGAGGTGCTGGGAGAGGGCAGCATCGACAGCAATATGGTCAGAAGCAAAATAACGGCAATCAGAGCAGAGAAAAACAATGTGGTCGTGTACTGCATGGACGACGGTTCTGAAATCGTTAAACGATGGAAAGACCGCTCCAGAGCAGAAAGCTGGACGCCTGAAATGAAAGAAAAGGCACGACAGCGGGCACTACAGGCAAGGAGGAAAAAGGAATGAACAGAACAGCAGCACGGTCGGTCACAGTCATTCCGCCGACCATCAATCCGCTGACGCACCTTTCCAGGGTGGCTGTACAAAAACGGCGGGTCGCAGGATACGCAAGAGTGTCCACAGACAGCGATGAGCAGTTCACCAGCTACGAGGCGCAGGTGGATTACTACACGCAATACATCAAACGCAATCCCGAATGGGAGTTTGTTAAGGTTTACACCGACGAGGGCATTTCCGGCACGAACACCAAACATCGTATCGGCTTTAATGAAATGATCGCCGATGCCATGTCCGGCAAAATCGACCTCATCGTCACAAAATCGGTCAGCCGCTTCGCCCGAAACACGGTCGACAGCCTGGTTACCATCCGCAAACTGAAAGAAAAAGGCGTAGAAGTCTACTTCGAAAAAGAGAACATCTACACCTTTGACGGCAAGGGCGAACTGCTGCTCACCATCATGTCGAGCTTGGCACAGGAAGAAAGCCGCTCCATATCCGAGAATGTTACCTGGGGACAGAGAAAACGGTTTGCCGATGGAAAGGTCAACCTCCCATACAAGCAGTTCCTCGGCTATCGCAAAGGAGCGGACGGTTTTCCAGAAGTCGTTCCGGAGGAGGCAATCGTTGTCCACCGGATTTATACTCGATTCATGGAGGGGTTGACGCCGGGGGCCATTGCAAAGGAACTGACAGCAGATGGGATTCCGACTCCATCGAGAAAACAACGCTGGCAGACCAGTACAGTGGAAAGCATCCTTCAAAACGAGAAATACAAGGGCGCTGCACTCCTTCAGAAATGCTTCACGGTCGATTTCCTCACAAAAAAGAGGAAGGTCAATGAGGGCGAGGTGCCGCAGTATTATGTGGAACACAGCCATGAGCCGATAATTACGCCGGAAGAGTTCGACAAAGTTCAGACGGAGCTTGCGCGGCGTAAGAGGATAAGCCGTCAGTACAGCGGAAAGAGCATTTTTTCTTCCCGCATCATCTGCGGGGACTGCGGCTCCTACTTCGGCTCAAAAGTCTGGAACTCAACCTCAAAATACCGCAGGGTCATCTGGCAATGCAACAGCAAATTCAAGGGCGAGCACAAATGCGAAACGCCGCATCTGGACGAGGAAACCATTAAAGCGCGGTTCGTGACCGCCCTTAACGCTATCATCGAAAGCAAAGACAACATCCTGGAGGATTGCCGATTGATGCAAGCCACCCTGACAGACTGTACAGGCATTGATACAGAAATCGAGAGTCTGCTTGAGGAGATCGATGTGGTGACCGAACTGACAAAGCGTTGCATTGCGGAAAATTCACAGATGGCACAGAACCAGGAAGAATACGCCGCCCGGTACAATGGGTTTGTAGAGCGGTATGAAAAAGCCAAGGCACGGCTCGAACAGCTCCGCACTACAAAAGCTGCACGGGAAGCCCAGGCAGAAGCCATCGGAGCGTTTATGTTTGAGGTGCAGGAATTGGATGCCCTCACCGAGTTTGACGAAAAGCTCTGGCTCACCATTATCGACACGATAACCGTCCACGCCGACGGACGGATGACCTTCAAATTCCAGGGCGGTACAGAAATCGAGGCGTGA